GAGTCGGATAACTTTAATGTTGTTCGAAAAGTAACGGTTATTGATGCTATTACAAATGACGTAATGTTCCAAATGAGCGGTAGGATGTCCATCAAGGCTGATACTCATGATAAACAACTTGAAATTGTTGTTGAAAATGGCAAGAATAAATATCAAAAGCATATTATCGGCTTGTCAGATAATGTCTCTTATGTAGTGGAAGATGTTGAAGTACCGAATGTTTCAAAATACAAATACGAGATCAATTACAACCCTAAAATGTGGGTGCCTGTAAAACTTAAAAATGTTGATTAAGGGAGTAAGTAGAATGACTAGACAAGAAGCAGTACAGAAGCTAGCAACAGTAGGGCACCTTTCAATGGCCCATGCAGAAGACCTATATGATTCTTTCTTTGAAAAACCAGTAGTGCCGCAGTACGTGGCAGACTGGTATGAGGGCCATAAGGATGAATTTTACTTAAACTTACATCGTGTGGTTCGGGATTTCTTCGAACATTTGAGTGCTGGCTATTTTAATGAAAATCCAATAGATTATGATTTTGCATGTTGGTATTACAACACCAAAAACGCTATCCAAACCCTCGTCAACATGCACCAGTTCGGGTATGAGGTAGAGAAAGAGGCTAGATATACGGTTAAACTCAAGAAGAAAGATGGGGGCGGAGATTGGTTAGTGAAAACAGGCACTAACGGATTGCGTTTTTACAATAACATATACACGCAAAGTAGAGCCCACACCCGCAAAGAGCTAGAAGAAGCTGATTTTGGCTGGATATTCGATTGCCCGGGCGTGGAAGTGAAAGAGGTGGAGTGATGAATAAAATTCAACGACTACGGCTGAAAAAGGAATTAACCATATCGGAACTGGCCGATGAAGTAGGATTCTCAGAATCTGTGTTACGTAAGTTCGAATCGGGGGAATACTGGCCCACAATGCACAGTGCCAAAAAAATTGCTGACTATTTTGGGGTGACTATCATAGAAGTTTTAGGGAATGAAACATTGTTCGAAGGAAAATTTGATAAACTTGTTCGCTGCATCAATCATTGGGCAGATAGCCGTGGATTAAAACAAGCTGACCCGAAAATACAGTGGATGCGTATCACTGAGGAAGTCGGAGAGATTCGGGATGTACTCTTGAAACCAACGAAATTCGCTGAGCCACAAGCAGCACTCAAGGATGCTATCGGTGACACGCTGGTAACGATTATCGTACTAGCGCATCAACTAGACCTTGATGTGACCGAGTGTCTCGGTATTGCTTACGAGGAGATTAAGAATAGAAAGGGAAAGATGATTAATGGCACTTTCGTCAAAGAAGAAGACCTCTAAAAAGTGGTACACGGATAGCTTGACTATTTCAAGCGCTATCTTAGTTGTCAGTCTGGTTGTCAACATGCTGTCAGTCTACTATGTTCTGACAGTTCCACGCAGGGTGGAGACAGTAACTATCCATCGGGTAGATAACGCTGGTTCTGAAATGCACGGGGAAGTGACTGGGAAAGAGAAGATTAATGATCTCTACACTATTGATTGCGGGGCTTACGGGAAGTTTCTAGTAAGCAAGGAACAGTATGACCAAGCGAATGTTGGGGATGACATCCCTAGCTATTTGAAGGAGAGAGGACAATGATACCAAGATATAGAGCGTGGCTTAAAGAAGATAAAGAAATGGTAGATGTGGAAGAAATTAATTTCTTTAATGGCGAGTTTGATTTCATCGGAGACGCTATCACTTGGATGTGCAAGAGCGATGATTGTGTTTTAATGCAATCAACTGGCCTCAGAGACAAGAATGGCAAAGAAATCTTTGAGGGGGATATTCTTAAAGTGACCAACCTATCAAGCTGGTTGGAAGTTGTATCTTTTAACAACAACAAGGCGATGTTTGTTTCCAAGGAAATCAAAAGAGAAATCGAAGAATCCCCTCTATACGACTTGTTTAACACAGATATCTTCGAAGTTGAAATCATCGGCAACATCTACGAGAATCCAGAACTGGCAGAGGTGGAATAATGAACAAACGACAATTAAAAAAATCGGTAATGAGAAACGTCTCAAAACTTTATGATATGGCTTTCGAGCGAGATCGCTTTAGGAGAGATGTAGCTATTATTTGCGGTAGAGGTCCAAGAAATACAAGAGCGCTTACGACAATGGTGGTTAAGAGAACTGTGTGCGAATACGCTCCGTTCGAAGCCGTTGGAATAACATTAGAGGGATATATCGCAGACTGCCAAGCGATAGAGGAGCGGAGCTCATGAGCAAAACCTACAAATATGCTGGACTGACCAAGGAGCTACATCAACGGTTGATCAATGAACATGCAGCACTTAAAGAGGCACATCCGAAAGATTACAAGCAACATTTCCAAAAAGTGAGACAGTGCAGCGAGAAACAAGCGATTATCATTTTGCAAGCACTCAATAATGCGGTCGTGGAGCGTCAGAGAATCTCACCTCAAACAGTCGATAGACTGAAAGGCATCATTTCTGATGAGCTATATCATGACCTTAAAGCATATCTATCCAAGAATTACACAAGAGGTAAAACCACGCGCCCAGTTTTGGATAAAACCAACGCAGGACTGCCAGCGGAGCTATTCCAGGAGTTCCGTGAGGAAGTGGAAGGGCTACGCAAGGAACACCCTAACGACCTAAACAAGTACATTAGAGATATTAAAGGGTGCGATAAGAAGAAAGCTAACAAAACCCAAAACGCCATCAATCAGTGTTATTTAGAGAAGGCTGCTTTAACTCCTTTGAAGGCCATTCAAATGGAAGGCGTGCTGTCAAGAGAGCTATTCAGTAAGATTGTTGATTGTGTCTTCAATCATTATGAGTGGCCTGAAAGGTTAGATGACGAGATTGGCAGAATTATTCTGAAATATCGTAAAAAAGGCGAGTTAGGGCGTAATAAAATTACGGTCAGAAAAGCCTTGTATAAAGCCTATGCGTTAGGCATGTAGCTAGTGAGGGTTCGACTCCCTTACTAGCTATTACCAGTCAATATAAATTAGAAAAGAGGAGCCTTTTGATTTCTTTTCATTCAAATCAGCGGAAGCGTGACTGGTCGTTGACGCTACCCAAATCCAGTAAATCTAAAATATAGAAAGTAGGTATCCTTTATTTTTATCTTTACAAAATCTAAAACGCTCATACTGGTAGCGTGATTATCCAAGGCTTATGCCTGCAATTGGATATAGGTCAGAAATCTCCATAATTCTTGTATTATTTCAAAAACGAAGGAGGAAAATCTCCAAAAAAATGATTTCACTATATCTGGCTGGAGTGGTTACTCAAGGGGTTCGATTCCTCTTGCCAGCCATTGTCTGTCAAACACTAAAAATAAAAAATGAAGCTAAAAAAAATGAATATAGATTTTTAGTGGCTTGAACACTTTTCAACACCGAGCAAGCTGACAGACCTTGCTCAACAAAAACCCGGCAAATTTAAGAGAAAAGGATGTGAAACACCCTCTTTCTTATCGATATCGCATTACTAAAAAAAGCCAAAGATCTTGCTGGTGTCTTGGCTAGAAGGAGGTGATAAAAGGCCCAAGAAACAACCCAAAAACAAATACATTAATCTTTCCCTTATAAAACTTCTTAATGTTTTTTGGGCCAAACAAAAAAGACCGACATAATGGCCGGCACTCTTTGAAAGTCAACACTACTATTATACCAGAGAGGGCAGAACAATGCTATTGCCGGAAATTGATGAGAAAGCAACTATCAGAGGTTGCAAGCGTAAACTTCGAGAATATCCAAGATGGCGAGAGATAGCACACGATAGCGCTGAGCAGAAGATTACACAAGAGTTCACTTTCATGCCAAGAGGTGGCAGTGGAGTGAGCAGACCAGTGGAAAATATCGCAGTCAGACGTGTCGATGCTATGAGCGAGCTAGAAGCCATAGAGCAAGCAGTTAGCGGGCTATATCGTCCAGACTATCGCAGAATACTGATAGAGAAATATCTGGCATACCCACCGAAACCAAACTGGCAAATTGCCCAAGCAATCGGTTTCGAAAGGACAGCCTTTCAAGAGCTACTTAATAATGCTATCCTAGCATTTGCAGAATTGTATAGAGATGGCAAATTAGTTGTGGAACGTTGAAATAACGGTATTTTGACGGTTAATTCACGGTGTCTAACAACTGTTTGAAGTGGTATTATTATATTATCGAAGAAAATTCAGAGACGACTCATTTTGTGGGTTGTCTTTTTTAATTATGCAACGAAGGAGGTGGACATATTGGGCTAAATCAACGACAGAAATTATTTGCGGATGAATACTTGATATCTGGCGTGGCTTATAATGCAGCATTAAAGGCTGGGTATACTGAAAATTATGCCAAGACTAGGTCTCATAAGTTGTTAGAAAATGACAGAATCAAGGCTTATATCGAAGAACGCATGAAAGAGCTTGAGAAAAAGAAGATTGCAAAACAAGATGAAGTTATGCAAGTTTTTACTTCAATACTGAGACAAGAGTTGATGGAAGAGGTCGTCGAGCTAAACGCCGTTACAGGTCAGTTCGTCAAGACTAAGAAGCCCCCGTCCATTTCCGAGGTCATTAAAGCTGGTAGCGAACTTATGAAACGCTATCCAACGGCTAAACAAGCTGAGAAACTGCAACTTGAGATTGAAAAACTCAAATCTCAAATCGGTGGCGATGAAGGGCAAGATGAAAAAATTGCTGGTTTCCTCGATATCATCAAAGGGGCTGTAAGCGATGGACTTGAGTAAGCTCTATACCAAGAGGCAGTTAGATATACTCAACTACATCTGGAATCACGATTGGTTTATTTGTGGGCTTCATGGCGCTAAACGTGCTGGTAAGACCGTAGTTAACAACGACACGTTTGTAACCGAGTTAAGCCGTGTCAGAAAGATTGCTGATCGTTTAGGTGTGGATGAGCCTATTTACATTCTAGCGGGCACGTCGTCAACGTCGATACAGAATAACGTGTTGCAAGAGCTTTATAACAAATATGGCTTTGAGCCAAAGTATGACAAGCATGGCTCTTTCGTTTTTTGCGGTGTAAAAGTCGTGCAAGTATACACTGGCTCTATATCTGGGCTTAAACGTGCCCGTGGTTTTACGGCTTTCGGGGCTTACGTCAACGAAGCGTCACTAGCAAATGAGATTGTTTTTAAAGAAATTATCTCACGTTGTTCGGGTGAGGGTGCCCGTGTCGTTTGGGATAGCAACCCAGACAATCCGAATCATTGGCTTAACCGAGACTACATTGGCAAGAATGATGGTAAGATCATAGATTTTAGTTTCAAGCTTGATGATAACACTTTCTTATCGAAACGCTATATCGATTCAATCAAGGCAGCGACACCGAAGGGGAAATTCTATGATAGGGATATCCTCGGACTTTGGAGTGTTGCAGAGGGCGCTATCTATGCTGATTATGACACTAAGATTCATGTAGTTGATGAACTGCCAGACATGAGGCGCTACTTTGCAGGGATTGACTGGGGATATACCCACTATGGATCTATCGTGGTAGTCGGTGAAGGCGTGGATGACAACTACTATCTTGTCGATGGCGTAGCGGCGCAATTCAAAGAGATAGATTGGTGGGTAGAGCAAGCTAGGGAACTAACTGACACCTACGGCAACATCCCATTCTATGCTGATAGTGCCCGCCCAGAGCACGTAGCACGATTTGACAATGAGGGTTTTGATATCAGTAATGCTAATAAGTCAGTGATTGCTGGCATCGAGCTTATCGCTAAGCTATTCAAAGAACAAAAGTTATACGTTAAGCGGGACTTCGTGCCCCGTTTTTTTGACGAGATATTCCAGTACAGATGGAAAGAGAACAGCACAAGAGATGAGCCGTTAAAAGAGTTTGATGACGTGCTGGATAGTGTGAGATATGCGCTCTATTCAGACTATGTTGTTAACAGCACAGAGCGAGCAAGCTATGACGATTTGATTGATATGTTTAGTTGAGGAGGAAGAATGGAACAGACAGTATTTGTCGACAGTACCGGACAATCGCATGTTTTGAATCTGCGATTTCATCGAGAATCACGCACAAAATACCGTGCTAAAAGTGTTGATGACTTAAAAAAAGATAACTGGGCATTGCTCAAGAATTTCATTAACCATCACAAATTGCGTCAACGTCCAAGAGTCCAAGAATTGTTTGATTATGCCAAAGGGGATAACCACAGCGTCCTTCAAGCTGGAAGGCGCAAGGATAAAGAGATGTCTGACAAGCGTGCTGTCCACAACTATGGACGCATGATTAGTAAGTTTAAGACGGGATATCTAGCTGGTAATCCTATTCGTGTTGAGTATGATGACAGTGTTAGTGGCTCGCAAAACGATGAAGCAATCAAGGAAATTGGACGAAACAATGACATTGATACGCTGAACCGCAATCTCATTCGGGATCTGTCACAAGTTGGGCGTGCTTACGAGCTGATTTATCGTAGCGAGGACGACCAGACACGAATCAAGCAGTTAAGCCCTCTTAATACGTTTATCATTTATGACAATTCGCTTGAAGACAATTCATTAGTAGCAGTTAGATACTACAGTGCGGATTTGTTTTCTGATGCACATCAAACTGTTGAAGTGTACACCTCATCAAATATTCACGTCCTGGATTACTCGGAAGATCTAAAAGAGGTCTCTGTTACCGCTCACGCATTTGGCACTGTTCCGATTACGGAATATTTGAACAACACTGACGGGATTGGCGATTATGAAACTGAACTTTATTTAATCGACTTATATGATTCAGCTGAATCTGATACGGCCAATCACATGTCTGACATGGCTGACGCCATCCTTGCTATTTATGGTGACATGCGTTTGCCTGCAAACATGAAACCCGAAGACATGAAAGCTAAACGCCTAATGCAATTAGTTCCCCCGAAGGCTGCGGATGGCAAGGAAGGGACGGTTAAGGCTGAATATCTAACCAAGTCTTACGACGTGTCTGGTGTCGAAGCGTACAAGACCAGACTGGATAAAGATATTCATACTTTTACCAACACACCCGATATGGCTGACGAGAATTTTTCAGGCAATACGTCCGGCGAGGCAATGAAGTACAAACTGTTTGGACTTGACCAAGATCGTATCGAGACTCAATCGCAATTTACAAAAGGGTTGAAGCGTCGATATCGTTTGGCTAGTCGTGTAGGAGAGCTGGTCAAAGAATTCAAAGCGTTTGATGAAAACTTCTTGAGAATAACATTCACGCCAAACTTGCCGAAATCGCTATCCGAGCAAGTATCTATTTTGACAGGCCTCGGTGGTCAAGTGTCACAAGAAACCGCTCTTAGCCTATCTGGGTTGGTCGAGAGCCCAGCCGAGGAACTCGACAGAGTGGACAAAGAGGTGTCCAAAATCGATTTTAAGGGGTATTCTAGCGAGTTTAACGGGCAAGTTGGTAAATATACCGACGACGAAGAAGAAACGCATACGAGCGATTCTGTGAGGTCTGATGAATGACATACTGGTCAGAACGTGCTCAGAAAGAACGAGAAGCGAGCAATAAAAAGGGTGAAGCTGAGTTTAAGAAAGAACTTGAAGCACTATATAATTTGCAACTTTCACAGTTGCGAAAAGAACTAGATGCTTATATCCAAAATTTCGCTGACAAAAACGGATTAACCGCTAGTGATGCGAAACGAAGAGCAGACAGTTTTGATATCAAGGCTTTTGAAGCCAAAGCCAAACAGTATGTAGCTGACAAAGATTTTAGTCCGGAGGCAAACAAGGAGCTCCGAGACTACAACTTTTCTATGTCTGTTGGCCGTCAAGAACTTCTTATCCAAGAGTTAGAACTCGAACTATTGGTTTTATCTGAAGGCGAACGTCAATTGACCAATGACTATCTGACTAATGGATATAAGAGCGAAATTGTAAGAGGAAGCCTGCTTGATCAGACGGTGCCTAACAAGAAAACACTTGAAAAGTACATGACGACGGCTGTTAACGCTAATTTCGAAGGAGCTAAATGGTCGGAGCGTATCTGGAAGAGACAGGAACAGTTGCGCAATTTGGTAAAAACGGAAGTGACCAGGGCTCTTATTCGAGGGGAGAACGGCACAACCATTGCTCAGAGAATCCGCAAATACATGGATGTCTCTCGCACTGACGCTGAACGACTGGCAATCACGGAACATGCTAGAGTCCAGACACTAGCGCAGCAAGATATCATGAAAGAAAACGGCTTCGAGTATTTCAAACTCATGCCAGAATCGAGGGCTTGCGATTATTGCAAACAAGTTGGCCGTGATACTGAGAGGGAACCTGTTCCAATTGACAAGATGGAGAGTGGTCTAAACGCTCCACCGATGCACCCATACTGTCGTTGTGCAGTGGCCGAGGTGTATGTGGAAGATGGCATGACTAGACTCTATCGAAATAAAGACAGTAATAAGCGTAGACCCATCAATATAGTTAGGCAAAACCGTTTAACCAAAGATTTTAGAAAGCGTGGCGGTGTTGTCTGGCAGGACGATGAAGCAGAACGTTATCTAAAATCTCAAAAAGCTGCTGCGATGAACCTAAATGCAGAAACAATCGTTTTGCAAAAAAAGGCGACGATTTCCGAGGTGTTGGAGGAGCTCTACCACGCTGAACAATGGAAAGATGGGCGTCTAGTTGACGAGCCGGTTTCAAAAATCAAAGCAGAGATAGAGGCGCAGAATTATTTACTTTCTGTATCAAAGAGGTATAATATACCTAGAAATGAAGTCGAACAGACTAAAATCAACTTAGAATATTGGAAGGAGGAGTTGAGAAAATATGAAGATTAAAGCGGTTACTCAAGCCCCGTTTGGGACTATTGTAAGTTTAGATAAGCCGATTTCTGGTGCGCTTGGTGGTCTGTTAACAACGGATGGCACCATCTTTCATAAAATAAAAGGCACTCCGTCTGATATCTGGACTGAATTCTTGGTCGACAAGACAGATTTATTGAAAATTGGCCAAGAAGTTAAAGTTGTCTTAGAAGGTAAAAAGGTATCTTGACTATGGCAAGGGATGATTATTTTGATAATAACTTCTTGCAAAAAGTAAAAAAATCACTTACCGATCCAGATAAAATAATCGGATTAATGAAATAAATAATTAAAGTCGTAGCAATACGGCTTTTTTATTTGCGCTGATAGCCGTGCTAGCCAAGGGGCTTGGGGGTTCGATACCTCGTCAGCGCATAGGGCTAATTTAAGCCCTAAATAAACAATACTAGCGTGGCTCGTGGGTAAACACCCTAGACAAGACTAGAGATGGCGTAGCTAGCCTTATCGTGGCTTAGAAAGGGTGCTTATTTATGAGACTAGGTAGGAGGAAACTATGGAACAAGATAACACTATCGAGACTAATGGACAACAAGAGAGTCGCCAAGACCAAGGACAAGGGAACAACCCAACCCCTGTGAGCGACTTCAAAGCGCCTGGTTCTCAATCTGAATTAGATAGCATGATTAACAAAGCGGTACAGACTGCTTTGAATAACAGAGACAGGGGTGAACAAGAGCGTACAGCTCAAGCAGTAGCCGATGCCTTACAAAAAGAGAAAGGTTATGCCAATCTATCAGCTCAAGATAGAGCCAAAAAAGAGTTCGAGGATCAGCAAAAGAGTTTTGAGAAGGAACGTGCTGCTTTCGAGCATGAGAAACTTGTTGTTGCTGTTGAGAAAGATTTGGTAGCTAAAGGCTTGCCTAGCGCATTGGCTGAGACATTCGCAATGGCTGGCAACGCCGAGGATGCACTAAAAGCAGTGACTGAGTTTGAAACAGTATTTAATAATGCAGTTGCGGAAGAAGTCAAGAAAACTATTCGACAAAATGCACCTCAAGCATCACCGAATGGTATCTCTAACACAGACAATTACGGCTCACGTTTAGCTCAAAAAGCTGTCCGCTCGTCTGGTAAGATTATCTAGCCGAAAATCAGAAAGGAAGTTTTATGTCAGTAAAAAAAGTATTTGACACAAGTAACATTCTGCGTTCTTTGCCTTACAAAGCTGTCACTGCCACAGTTGATAAAAGCTTTGCTGGTGTTGACGTAGACGGTAAGAAGTATATCAAAGCTGGTACTTTGGTAGCTGGTAAAGGTGGGTCAATTTTCGATGACCGCTCTAAACCAGTAGAAGAGAACAAGACGGCACCAGAAGGAATCGTTCTATACGATGCAGACTTGTCTGTTGATAAAACAGTGTCTGTTTTGTACGCTGGTGAGGTTTGGAAAGAAGCAGTAAACGGTGGTACGGTTGACGACGCTATTAAAACAGCGTTGCCACTCGTTAAATTTATTGCAGGTAAAGGAGGTAATGCTTAATGGGTCTTATTTATGACACAGTAACGGCATCTAATATCGCTGGATATTTCAACACATCACAATTAGATGTGGATTCGACACTCGGGGAACGTATCTTCCCTGCACGCAAACAGCTTGGGACTAAATTGTCTTACATCAAGGGTTCTTCAGGACGTGCGGTTGTCTTGAAGCCAGCAGCATTTGACACTAATGTCACTATTCGCGAACGTGTGGGTGCTGAAATCCATGACGAACAAATGCCCTTTTTCAAAGAAGCTATGTTAGTCAAAGAAGCTGACCGTCAACAACTCAACTTGATTGCTGGCTCTAACAACACTGGTTTGATTGAGACTGTCACGCAAGGCATTTTCAACGACGAAATGACACTTATTCAAGGTGCTCGTGCTCGTTTGGAATCAATGCGCATGCAAGCCCTTGCAACTGGTAAGATTGCGTTTGTAAACGAAGGAAAAAACGTCGATATCGACTACGGTGTTAAAGACGACCACAAAAAGACAGTCGCAAAAGACTGGACACAAGCAACAGCAACACCTCTTGCAGATCTTGAAGAAGCAATCGAAACAGCTCAAAGTCTTGGTTTGATGCCAGAGATTGCTATCATGAACGCTAAAACATTTAGCTTGATCCGCAAATCAGAATCTACAGTCAAAATCATCAAACCTCTTGCAGCTTCAGGAACAACTGTTACCAAAGCTGAGGTAGAAGCGTATATTTTGGATAATTTCGGTGTGACGGTTCTCTTGGAAAACGGCACTTATCGAAATGACAAAGGAGAAATTAGCAAATTCTATCCAGACGGTCATTTGACTTTGGTTCCAAACGGTTCATTGGGTTCTACTGTTTTTGGTACAACGCCAGAAGAATCAGATTTGCAGTCTGGAGATACGCCGGGAGCACAAGTTGAAGTGGTTGACCAAGGCATTGCAATTACAACCACTAAAACAACTGATCCAGTTAACGTCCAAACCAAAGTATCAATGATTGCGTTGCCTTCGTTCGAACGCTTGGACGATTGCTATATGCTTACTGTTATTCCAGTAGCGTAGGTTGAAAGGAGTAGCTATGGCAAAAGTTTTAAAAGCATTTCAGGATAAAACTGACGGCATTATTTACTATGCTGGTGACGATTATGCCGGCGAACGTGTTGAAGAACTTGCTGAAGCAGGGTTTGTTGAGACGGAAGTTGAAGAAAAGCCGAAAAAAGCAAGTCGCAAAAAAGCAACAGATAACACTGAAGAGTGAGGAGGTCTAGCATGGCTGAACTAGATCAAGAGAAGGTCCTAGATAATGTCATGCTGGACCTTGAGATTTCAAAAGATGACGACGATAGCATTGACCTCTTAAGGGTATTGCTAAACAGAGTAATTAGTCATTTCAAAGCAGAATATGCCGTTGTCAACATTGACGATGGTTTTTCTTTTATCTTCGAAGATTGCGTTATTAAACGCTTCAATCGTCGAGGAGCCGAAGGGGCTAAAGCCGAGACGGTAGATGGCCACTCAATGTCTTATTACGACAACGAGAACGAATTCAAGCCGTATGACGATATGCTTCAAAGAACATTCGGAACCTCTGGGCAATCGAAGGAAGGGAGCGTGTTGTTTCTATGAGATACACGGATACAGTGATACTCAAATATCAAAACGATAAGACACCGAAACGATACGATCCTGCCCTAGGTCGCATGGTTGGAGGGGAAGAGTGGCGCAAAGAGGTTAAGTGCAATGTGACCGGTGCAAGCTTAGACCTTCAAGCTAAGCTGGGAGGCTTGCTAAATGCTACGAGCTTAGTCATTCGTTTCAGAAGCCCTGTGACAGTATCCGTGACTTCCGTTGAATATCACGGCAGTAAATACATTCCAGTAACCGCTAGAGGATATCTAGCTGGAAGGAGTGTTTTGTACGTTAATAAGACGGTGAAGTAATATGGCTACGCTTACGTTTTATGGGCTAGATGAGATGAGCCGATCTTTGCTAAAAAATGCCAATCCAGAACGTCGACAACGAGTTTTAAAAAAATACGGCAGTAAATTAAAAGAGAACGCAATTAGCAAGGCACAATTCAGCGGTAAATATACCACTGGCGCAACACGTCGCTCGATTACTCTTGAAGCTGGGGGTGATAGAGCTGTTGTGACGGCTCATACAAAATATTCTGGGTACCTTGAAGTAGGTACTCGAAAGATGGCAGCACAGCCTTTCATGGCTCCTGCACTAGAAGCGACTGTCCCTGGGATGGTCGAGGAATTAGCTAAATGGGAGTAGATATGAAACAACCAGACCAATTACTACATGACGAACTCTTTCGAATTAGTGAGGGACTCGGTTTCGCTACTTACCCTTACCTTCCGTCAGACAGTGCATCTTATCCATTTGTGGTTATGGGCGAAATTCAAACATTGCCCAGAGCTACAAAATCACGCTTAATAGGTCGCTTGTCGTCAACCGTCCATCTTTGGGGACGAGTAGATGACCGTAAACAGTTATCTGATATGGCTGGGCAGTTATTGTCCAGCTATTTTGCTATCAAGAATATCGATGGGATGCACTTCTCAGCGGAAGTCAATGAGTCGTCAATCGATTCTAACCGTGATAACAGCACTGACGAAGAGCTTTATCACTTTATTATTTATTTATTTTACAAATTCTACTAAGGAGGAAAAGCATGGCTGATACAAATGTAAAAGAAGCACAGCTAGGTAAGAATAAAATCTTGATGTTCCGTAAATTCGGGGACACGAAAGCAGCAGCTAAATTGGCACTGCAAACAGAACATAAGTGGGAGTATTCCCGTGATGCGGACACCACTAAAACTAAAGACGGTGCAGTTGTTGCCGATGGTGGTCTAGAAACAACCTTGTCAATCAACGCAATCGGGACTAAGGATGAAGTCAACGAAATGTTGAAACAGTCAGTGGTCGATGGATACAAGGTCGAAGTTTGGGAAATCGATTTGACTGATAAAAAAACAAATGGAAAATACGGCGCACTCTATGCAATCGGTCGCTTGTCTTCATGGGAAGTCCCAGCGAATGTTGAAGAGCTCGTAGAGATTGAATCTGAGATGTCTGTTGAAGGTAAGCCACAAGCTGGTGAAGCAACTTTGTCTGACGAGCAAATCAGAGAGATCCAATATACTTTCCAAGACACTACTGCTATCACTGGACATTGATAATTAAAACAGTTAGCGAGGGTTTCCCTCGCTTTTTATTTTTGAAAGGAAATTTAAAACATGAACACTATCACAATTAATGACAAAGACTATACTTTGAATTTTGGATTTGACTTCTTGCGAGTGCTCGACGAGCGCTATTCAATCAATCAAAACGGTGTAGCATTTGGTTTTGGTGTACAGCATGCAGTGGTTGATTTGCAACAAAAGAACCCACTTGTTCTGCTAGACCTCATTCAAGCTGGAACTGCTACAGAACGTCAAAAACCATCCGTAGAAGGAATTGAGCGCTTCGTTGAACGTGAGGCTGAAAATGGACGATTGGATAACTTGTTCGAGGATTTTTTCTCAGCATTGCAGAAGCAACCATTGACACGAGAAACAGCCAAACGAATGTTAGAGGCTCAAGAAGAAGCCTAGAAAACGTCAAGAGCTCAAGAGAGACTTACGAAGATCTAATCACAAATTGCATGGCTAGGTATGGAACAACACTCCTAGAAGCTAGACGAATGACTCTAAACGAGTTGAGGCTGTATCAAAAAGCTTATGCGAAAAGGTTTATCCAAGAGGAGAAGAAACTTTATTTGCAAGCCTTCTTGAACCGCAGTGTCAAGGCTACGAGCAAGGGCGGTAAGAAGTATGTCTTTAAGGAGTTTAAAGACTTTTATGACGAAGACCGTCGTGAAAAAGAACTTCTCGGAGATCATGAAAAAGACAATAGGCATCTTATCCAGATAGCTAGACGAAATTTAGCGTTCAAAAGAGAGGAGGGGTTGTTAGATGGCTGATAAAACATTCAATGTAAGGGCGATACTGTCAGCACAAGATAACGGCTTATCTAGCGCCCTGAAGAACGCTCAAAAACAAGCTGAATCACTCGGTAAGAGTAGCAAGGGCTTAGGCTCAATGTTTAAAAGTGTGCTCGGTGCTAACCTTGTTAGTGCTGGAATCACTAAGGGCATTGGCGCTATAACCAGTGGTATCGGTGGTATGATGACCGAGCTTAACAACTCAACGAAGGCTTGGAAAACATTCGATGGGAGCTTAAGCCAGTTAGGTTGGGGGCAAACAGAAATTGCGTCAGCTAAAAAGGCTATGCAAGACTATGCAACACAGACAATCTATTCTGCATCGGACATGGGTACTACGTTCTCTCAGATGGCCGCAATCGGTCGCAGCGATGCTGGGGATTTGGTAAAAGCTATGGGTGGTCTTGCCGCTTCTGCAGAAAATCCTAAACAGGCAATGAAGACGCTGAGCCAACAAATGGTTCAAGCGATGACCAAGCCTAAGATTCAATGGCAAGACTTCAAGCTGATGATGGAACAGTCACCAGCAGGGATGGCTGCCGTCGCTAGAGAGATGGGAATGTCTCTAGATGATCTTGTAAGCAAAATTCAAAACGGTGAAATTAAGACTGAAGACTTTGCAGAGGCCTTTAAACGGGCTGGCGATTCTATGCAGAGCTTGGCTACTAGGTACAAATCTGTAGACGAAGCTGTTGACGGGCTCTACGAAACGGTTTCAACCAAATTGCAACCAGTTTTTGAACAGCTTAGCAACAAGGCAATCAGAGGAATCGAGGGTATCATTGATGCTCTTGGCAAAATTGATGAACAATCGATTCAGAAGTTCGCAAACGGACTCGATAAAGCAATTGACCAAGTTGTAAAAGGGGTCAGCCAAACCGTTCAATCGTTTTGGAAAGGCTTTAGTAATACAGGAGCCATCAAGGGTTTAGCAAATGCGTTTAAGTATGTTTCTACTCAAGCTAAAGCGGCACTAAAAGCCATAGATTTCAAGGGTATATTTCAAGGGCTAGGTACTGGCGTTGGCGACATTGTTAGTGGGCTATCAAGAGGCTTAACAATCGCTACTAGGTCTGTTAAGAGCTTCATCAGCTCGTTCTCAGACACTGGCGCATTCAAAGCTTTTAAATCAGCAATAGAAGATACTTGGGGAGCTGTTAAAACCATTGGGTCTTCAATTGGTGATGTGTTTAGTAGCTCTGAGATGCAGACGATTATCTCAGCGCTAGGAACGGCTTTTGGAACGTTAACAAAATGGATATCTCAAGCCGTTTCAGCAGTATCTAAGTTTGCAAGCTCTATCCCTAAAGGCGTGCTCAATGGCATCACTAGTGGCGTTTTAGCTATGGTGGCAGGTTTTATGACTGCAAAGGCTGGACTTTCAGTGTTTGATACTGCTATGCGAGGTCTGAACTGGATTAAGTCATTCAATCCGTTTAGTGCCTTTAAAAATAAAGCTACTGAAGGGCTTAACGGGGCTACAAATAGTGTTAAACGTTCTAAGTCAACGATAGCTCAATTGTTCAACGGAATTGGCAGTGCTATTAAATCAGCAGGCAATGGGATAGCGAATGCCGCTAAAGGCATAGGCACTGGTATAAAAAGTGCATTGACCGGTATAGGAACTGCTGTCAAGCTAGCACTTCAGGGCTTAAGAGGTCTTAATCCTGCTACGCTGTTGTCATTCGGTGCAGCGGTCGCTATCGCAGCGGTCGGGATTGGCGCAGGTATTGCTATTATCGTTGCTTCATTCACACTACTAGCCACACAATCCCAAGGTGTTTCGCAAATCCTAAATGCTCTAGGTTCAGCATTTAGCACTGTTGTGCAAGGCATTGGTAAAGCGGCAGGAACTATCGTTGAAGCATTCGGAACCGCCTTTGCCACTGTCGTCAAGGCAGTCGGTGAAGCTGCGCCTGGACTAGCTAAACTTTCACCATTGGTTGAAGCTATCGGCACTGCCATTGGCAATGCAGCACCAGCCATCACGGCATTTGGTAACGCTTGGACATCTATTCTAGGAACATTGCCAGCTATTATCAGTGCATTTAGTGGATTAGCAACCGCTCTAGGTTCTGCAATCAGTGAAGTAGCCACCGCAATCACTCCGATTGTTCAAATCATCGGGGATACTATTACGGCAGTAGCTCAGATAATTGCTAACGCTATCGTGGCAATCGCACCGGTTATCTCAGATTGCATTGTTCAAGTCGCTCAAGTAATTGGACAATTTGGACCACAAATTGCAATGGTAATCAATGAGATTGCCGGAGCTATTTCTGCAGTAGCGCCAATCTTCCAAACACTCTACGAGTCAATTGTTGCAGTTGTGGAAGCATTGGCACCAGTTATCAGTCAAGTGATTTCTGCCATTGTTACAGTCGTTCAGACATTAGCCCCTATTATCAGCCAAATCATTTCAGCGATTGTTACAGCAATCACTCAAATTGTGCCTATTATCACAGCTATCGGTAGTGTGATTAGTGCTGTCGTATCAGCGGCAGGAATGGCAATCGCTACGGCTGCAATGGGTATCGGTACGGCTATTAGTACGGCTTTGAGTGGTGTGGCAAGTATTATCAGTGCTACGGGTTCAGCCATTGGTGCAGCCTTGCAGGGCATTGCTAGCGTGGTTCAATCAGTCGGAACGTCAATCAGTACAGCGGCTCAAGGTATCGGGAACGGTATCAAATCAGCGTTTGAAGGTATTTCAAGCGTGATTACATCAGCAGGTAGTGCAATCAGTAGTGTATTGAATAGCTTGGCTAACGTGTTCAATTCAATCGGTACGGCTGCACAAAAAGCGGGGTCTGGATTCAACCAACTTGCTAACGGTGTCGTTAAGATTACCAACACAAATCTCGGAGACATGGCTGCATCTCTTGCGGCAGTCGCCAAAGGTGTTGGCTCAATCGGTAATAATTCAGCTGGATTGGCACAAGCTGGTACTGGCATGACTCAGCTTGGTAATGGTATGAGCAAGGTGTCTAGCTCGGCTTCTAGCGCCGTTGCAGGTTTGAGTCATTTCTCAAGCACGATTACAAGTATTCAATCGTCGTTCACTAATCTACAATCGCTATTGACTACAGCAGGAACGGCATTTAGTACGTTCTCTAGTCAAGCTAGTCAATCGCTTAGTGGTCTAACTGCAATCGTGGGACCTATCACGGCCTTCAGAACACAAATCATGACACTTGCGCCAGCCTTGATGCAAGCTGCTACTGGGTTGACTCAATTCAGTGCAGTTTCAACGTCGTTGACTTCTAGCATGACTTCGGTTAGCGCAAGTATGACTACATTGACCGCTAGTCTAACCAATCTCGCCAGTCAATTAACTATGATTACTGCTGGCATGTCTACAATGGCATCAAGCACGACTATGTTAGGCACTAGCCTAACTCTCATAGGTACTCAGTTCACTATGATTGGCACCTCTTTGACTGTGCTTAATAGCCAATTTACGACCTTCACAACTGCATTGTCTACGATCAACAGTCAACTATTAGTTGCTACTTCGGGTGTGACAATGTTTGGGGCGCAATTCACAGCACTTGGGACAATTTTGTCTATGCTCAATAGCCAATTAATAATGGTTGGGGCATCTATTCAAGCAGTGACTACACAATTCACTGCGATGAACGCAAGCCTCACTGCTGTTGGTGCTACAGTGGCACTGATTAGTAGTCAGTTTACCATGGTAATTGCAAGTGTTATGCAATTGACAGCTTCAATCGCTTTGATTCCAGCGCAGTTCAGCTTGGTTGCGTCAAGTGCCACTATGGCTACGACTGCCATTATGCAAATTGGAACGTTAGCACCGTTGATTGGTGTAGCGATGAATAACGCAGCGGCACAAGTGCAATCAGCAATGCAAAGAATGGCGCAAGCTGTTCAATCGAATGGTCAGCGAATGATTCAGATGGGTCAACAGGCTGGTCAACAAACTGGACAAGCTATTGCTCAAGGGATCCAATCGGCAATTGGTGCTGTGTCTTCTGCAATGGGTGCGCTAGTTAACGCAGCGCAAGCCCGTGCTATGGCTGGTGTAGGAGCTATGCGAGCAGCAGGGGCAATGATTGGTCAAGGTTTGGCTGCAGGTATGATGTCTGCTCTTGGTGCGGTAACGGCTGCCGCTAACGCTCTTGTGGCTCAAGCAGAGCGTGCAGCTCAGGCAAAAGCTAGAATCCATTCACCATCAAGATTATTCCGTGATGAAGTCGGTATCTACATTGGCCAAGGTATGGCTGTAGGTATTGATAGAAGTGTAAAATTTGTCAAAGACTCTATCAAAGAAATGATTGATGTGGCTAGCGAGTACGCAATAGATTCTAGAAGCCTATTCGAAGACAACGACTTGTTTGATGGTTTTGGTGGTGGTTTAATTCGTGGTAGCGTTGATTTGTCAGTTCGAGATGATAGTAGAATGGACCGTCTCGAACAAGCAATGGATATCATCACTGAACTAATCGGTCGTCCAATCTCATTGAGTGTCGATGGTCGAGAGTTTGCGTATGCAACCGGTGACGATTTAACTTCGTACCAAAAAGACAAAGATTTCACTTACAAACGCATGAGAGGTATTAAATAATGGCTGTGTTTCAATTTAACGGATATGATTTGAACGATTACTTTAAACTAATCAAAGTGTCGCACGAAATTGGGAACGAACGCAACATAACGACGGATTCAGCCCCTAAAATCGGGGCCAACATTCAACAGGTTGCGTTTGGCGCAAAAAAAATCAAGCTTACTGTCAGCTTGGCGACAAGACATCTTGAAGATATTGCCTTTGTAGACCCCAACGAGCCAGCCAAAGTTGATAACGGCATGTTTTATCGTGTAAGAGAACAAGCGGCTAGAGTGTTGCACTCTGATAAACCCGTTAAGTTGAGATTGCCAGACGAACCAGACAGATACTATTTAGCCATAGTAAAAGGGGATGTTAGTTTAAAAGGCATTTCCGACTGGTATGACCAAGCTGAAATTGAATTCATGGTCCCAGATGGAGTCGCACATTCAACTACATATCGAAGTTTCGAAACCCCTAAAACAGAAAACGGCAAACTAGTATTTGACCTTGTCAACGACGGATCAGTTGATGCGCATCCGATAATTACAGTGAAGCACAATAGTGAGAATGGCTATATCGGATTAGTTAACAGTAGCGGTATTTTAGAGCTTGGTGACAGGCAAAAAGGGGATACAGAGACTTACAAGCAGTCAGAGGTCTTGTTTGATTACGCTTCATCTAATGGACAACACAGAATCCCTAACGGATTGTCACAAGGTTTGAAAAATGTTGGTATCACGAACGATATCAACGATACCAGACCAAACGGCACGCTTTACATCGACAATGCTTGGGGTCGCCCTCACATTGCGTTGCAGAGTGGCCAGACAGCATCAGTTACATTTGATATCCCAAGGGATTCTAGCGGTGTAAAAGGTGCTCTGTACGAGTATTTCTGGTGGAGGCAAATTTTTTGGCTAGGCTCTGCAGATCAGATGGGTTATTTGAAAATTAGTGTCACAGATGCAAGTGGCACTTTTTTGTATGGCGTCGAAACCTACAAACGTGGTAGCGGTCTGGGTTGTGAATACAACTTTTTAGCCAGCGATGGCAGGGGAGGCTACCGTTTTGTTGACAGAAAGCAGTTTCTAGGGACACACATAGAAGAGCACAACCCATTTAACGAACCTAGAGGGTGGTCAGACATCCAAAGGTTTGACGATGTCGTCCAATTTTACTGGTGGGGGTCTTACCCTAGATATACCATTCCTGAAATCAAAGGTAAGAAATCGGATAAAATCCACATTATCTTCAGCAAAATCGGGAACGCACCGCAAGTTAGCCACATGTACTTAGATGATTTTATTTATCGCAAAGACTATGTCGTAGGGGTCCGGAAAGTTCCCAATCGATATAGGGCCGGTGGAGAAGTTGTGATAAACAGCGAGAACGACACTGTACTAGTAGATAATATTTCGAAAATCGTTGATGTTGTGCAAGGTTCTGATTTCATCACAATTCCTCCTGGCAAGTCTCAACTCGAAGTTTATTGCTCAAGGTGGGTCACGAACAGGCCCTCTGTGTCCGTTAAATTTGAAGAAAGGTATTTGTAATGCTATTAACGATTCACGATGCCAACTTACAAAAGATTGGCTTCATTGATAACGAAAAACAAGAAACGTTAAACTTCTACGACGATGCTTGGACTCGCAATCTTGAGACGGCATCTAGCACATTCGAATTTACCGTTTCAAAAAAGGAATTGCTGAGCGATACAGCAAACCAACCGCTTTACAATCAACTAAACGAGCGCTCTTTCATTTCGTTCAAACACAATGGGCAAACGTACTTGTTTAATATTATGAAGGTTGAGGAAAACGAGCGATGGGTGAGATGCTATTGCGAGAACCTGAATCTTGAGTTGATAAATGAATACACGAATGCTTACAAGGCTGACAAAGCTATGTCATTTGCAGAATACCTTAATGCATTTGATATCCCTCAGTTTGCGATGGTAACGCTCGGTGTCAATGAGGTCTCTGACCAGAAAAAAACGCTTGAATGGGAAGGGCAAGACACGAAATTAGCAAGGCTATTGAGTTTAGCTAATAAATTTAATGCTGAAGTTGAATTTGTGACTAGACTTAATGACGACAGCTCTATTAAACAACTCGTCCTGAACGTTTACCATCAAGCGGACGATTCGCATACTGGTGTAGGTCGAATTCGTAGCGACATTCGTTTGACGTTTGAAAAAAATATCAAATCGATGACGAGAAAGGTTGATAAAACCGAAATCTATACGATGATTGTCCCGTACGGTAAGGCAAAAGAGCAACCTGAGAACGGCCCTGAAGTGCGAGTCTATATCAATGGTCTCCCGGCTTGGGAGGAAAAGAATGACAAAGGGATTGTTATCTTCAAACAAGAGGGCAATTGTCTCTATGCCCCTCATGCAGCTAATTTGTACCCTTCGACTTTTGGGGCTTCGACTCAAGATAATAAGTGGATTCGAAAGGATTTAGAAGTTGACAGTGATGATCCAAAAGTTATCCGTGCTGCAGGGATTGCGAATTTGCGAAAAAATGCCTACCCAGCTATCACTTACGAAGTTGATGGGTTCGTTGATGTTGAGATTGGGGATACTATCACCATTCACGACAAGGGCTTTGTCCCATCACTCGACGTAAGAGCTCGTGCTATTGAGCAAAAGATTAGCTTTAGCAACCCAGCAAATAACACAACGGCTTTTGGTAATTTCAAAGAGCTTGAAAATAGGACGTCGGGAGACCTTAGAACCGTCTTCGAACGAATGGTTGAAAACAGTAGGCCTTACAGGATCCTTTTTTCGACAGATAACGGTGTTATTTTTAAAAATAATACAGGGCAGTCAACGCTACGTCCGACACTAAAACGAGGAAATCAGACAGTTAATGCAACTTATCGATTTGTAATTGACGGATCCATTGTCGGAGCTGGACTGACTTACACAGTGAGCGCAAGCAAGATTGCTAAACCAACTGTGATAACGGTATCTGCTTGGGTTGGAGAGAAAGAAGTTGCTAGTGACGAGATTACATTTGTCGGTGTGTCTGACGGATTAAACGGCCGAGATGGACGAGATGGCATCGCTGGAAAAAATGGTGTTGGGATAAGAGGCACGACGGTTCTTTATGGAATCTCGGCATCAGATAGCATTACACCCGGGACGTGGGCTCAAACACCTCCGAAATTAATTCAAGGTCAATGGCTTTGGACTAAGACCATCTGGGCTTATACCGATAATACAAATGAGACTGGTTATCAGAAAGCCTATATTGCCAGAGATGGCAACAGTGGTGTTGATGGCATCCCGGGTAAAGACGGTGTCGGTATTCATAGCACCGCAATCACCTATGCTAAAGGGGTATCTGGGACAGTCCCACCAACAACTGGTTGGGTTAGCCAAGTACCTAGCGTACCAGCTGGGCAATACCTCTGGACTAAGACAGTCTGGAGCTACACAGATAACACTAGCGAAACTGGATATTCAGTTTCAAAAATTGGAGAACAAGGGGCTAAAGGCGATAAAGGCGACACTGGTCCTCAAGGTTTGCAAGGTCCGAAGGGTGATCAAGGGATTCCCGGCATTAAAGGTGCTGACGGTAAAACACAGTACACCCACATCGCTTACGCCGACACCGTGTCTGGTAGCGGTTTTAGCCAAACCGACACTGACAAGGCTTTCATCGGTATGTACCAAGATTTCAGCACTACGGATAGTCGGAATCCACAAGACTATCGCTGGTCTAAATGGAAAGGTAGCGATGGTCGTGATGGTATACCGGGGAAACCCGGAGCAGACGGACGAACACCCTATATCCATTTTGCTTATGCGGATAGTGCCGACGGTCGAACTGGTTTCAGTCTAACGCAAGATGGCACCAAACGATATCTGGGTATATGTACTAACTTTGATAAAGCAAATAGCACCAACCCAGCCGATTATGCATGGAATGACACTGCTGGTAGTGTGTCTGTCGGTGGTCGCAACCTCTTAAAAGGCTCGAAAGGACCTTTTAAGCCGGATAAAAAACCAGCGAATTTCGATAATAACGTTTTGTATAAAAGCGAAACTTCTGTTTATTTAGAGCAGGATCAAAAATACCTTATTAGTGCAAAATCAGACGGTGATTTTACTGCCTTGCACAACCCAAATATCGAGAGCGATAATGTGACACTCTGGTTAATGGATGATAAATACCAAAATTATCAGATCGTGTCTGATTTAAAGACAGGGACTACAGGGACGCTGATTACTTGGGTTAAACCAACAGGAAACTATCATCTACGAGTAAACACCTATCACAAAACAGCTAGCAAGTCGGTTTGGGAAGTGAAAATCGAAAAAGGGACAGTCAAAACTGACTGGGCCCCTGCGATTGAAGATGTACAAGAGGACATCGATTCCAAAGCCGACCAAGTTTTGACACAAGCACAGCTCAATAAGCTCAACGAAGTTAATTCAGTGGTACAAGCCGAGCTTGAGGCTAAAGCCTCTCTTGAGATACTTAATCAATGGGTGAAGGCATACCAAGATTTTGTTAATGCAAATAACGCCAACCGAGCACAAGCTGAGAAGAATTTGGCTGACGCAAGCGCTCGTGTGGCTAAGCTAGAGAACAATCTGAATGATATGTCAGAACGTTGGAACTTTATCGACAGCTACATGACTTCATCAAATGAAGGGCTTGTTATCGGTAAAACCGATAACTCTAGCTCTATGTTGTTCAGCCCAAATGGACGCATTTCAATGTTCTCGGCTGGTAATGAGGTCATGTACATTTCACAAGGTGTGATCCACATCGAAAATGGTATCTTCTCAAAAACCATCCAGATTGGTCGCTATCGAGAAGAGCAGGATTTCATCAATCCTGACAGGAATGTCATTAGATACGTGGGAGGTAGTTAATCATGGTAGAATTTTGGTCAAATAATGACCGTGGATATCGCATTAGGCTGTGGATTGACCAAGTTGGACAGAATATCCAAACCAATACAAGTGATGTCCGTATTCGATTAGCATTGCTGAATCAAGGGTGGACATTTGCAAGCTATCAATGTTCTGGTTACGTCGATGGTTTTGGGCAACGAATTGACTACTCTGGTAGCCCAGCGATGCTTAACCGAAACTCAGAAATACAGTTGATTGACCGCACAATTACTGTAAGGCATGCCGATGATGGGTCTGGTGCCTTCGGTGTGCGTGCGCATTTCAACGGATCGGGTGGATACAGCCCTGGAAATCTAGACATTGGTAACCAAGGCATAACACTGACGACGATTCCAAGAGGAAGTTCGGTGAGCGTTCCAGAGGGATTCATTGGCAATCAAGTAGATATCACTATTGATAGGAAATTAGCTGGTGCCACGCACACACTGCGCTACGCTTGGGGCAATAAGCAAGGTAAAATTGCTGACAATGTTGGGACATCGTTCAAGTGGACAATCCCAGCGGATTTTGCCAACGACATACCAGATGCAACAACTGGCCGAGGCACTATATATGTTGATACCTATGTAGATGGCAAATTGATCCAGACGCAGTCAGCAACACTAACAGCAAGCGTTGTCACAAACAACATGAAGCCATCGTTCACTGGATTCACTTTGACGGACACGAATGCAACGACTCAAAGGATAATTCCAGAGCCAACACATTTCGTGTCCATCATGTCGCTTGTGAAAGTTGTCTTCAACGGAACGCAGGCAAAAAACGGAGCTACAATAGCTGGGTACTACGCTGAAATCGTTGGTGCCAGTAATTCTGTATCTACGAATGGCGGGGTATTCCGTGAGGTCGCTGTAAACAAAGACACTCAAATGACATTGAGAGGGAGAGTTCAAGACTCTCGTGGGATTTGGTCCAATTGGGAAGAGGTTAAAATAACATTTCTATTCTATTTCAGCCCAACACTAAAATTTGAGGTTGTCAGAAGTGGCTCGAAGTCAGACACGCTAACCATCAAGAGATTTGCTAAAATAGCGCCTCTTAGCGTGAATGGCGTTCAAAAAAATACCATGAAGCTGACTTTTACAACAACAAAAGTAGGAACTAGCAATGTTGTAGCAGATAATGGGCAAGCTGGTGGTGAATGGTCAAGTATTTCTGAATTCAAAGCCTCTAACGCAAATCTGGGCAAGAAATACCCTGCGGATACCTCATTCATAGTCACGGGGAAACTAGAAGATAGATTTTCAGTCTCAGAATTTCAAACTACAGTGCCGACCGATAAAATTATCATGTCCTATGACCAACAAGGTGTTGGTATCGGTAAATATCGTGAAAACGGGGCACTTGATGTCAATGGATTGATTTATTCAGGCTCGAAAACAATTCAGCATCACAAGCTTACAGAAGTTCGAGGCGCTGCGATTATTGAATACAACAACACGAATCTTGACGATTACAGAACGACAGGTTTTTTCTCGGTGATGAGCACGATGAAGAACTATCCTATCAGCAAGCCTAAACCTACAGAACAAGTAGGGTTCTTAGAAGTAATAGAGGGCTTGGGTGGTATTCACCAATCGCTGACAACAAGTTCTGGTAGGTTCTTCAAGCGAACTCTAACGCAGAATACAGTTGGAAAATGGGTTGAGTTCGTGCAAACCAACCAACCCATTGTTAAAAAAGAAATTTTAATAGGCTATGGTGTCAAAGCTAACATAGTACGACAAGGTAGTGTAGTAACCTTCAGCTTAATCAGAGGCATCCACTCTGTTGTCGAGGGAGAACGTAGAGAGCTGGATGAAAAAATTCCAAATGGGTTCAGACCTTGTGTGCAAACTCACTTGGTTGTCAACAAAAATGCAGCTAATGAGCACAAAGGATGTGCAGTGTGGCATCTTGAACCTGATGGAAGTATGTATTTTTCAAACCCAAGTTTTGGAGATGCAGTCTACACAGGAACAGTCACTTACATAACTGAAGACGAGTACCCAACAATTGAAGATAATTGAGAAAGGAAAAATAATCATGTCACTTAAAATTACAAAACAACGCACTATCAACGCAGAATTTAATGTCGAAGAAGAAGGGACTACGGTTCTGGTTAAACAGACTTACATCAGCATTGACGAAAATGCGGTATCTAGCGTCCAAGAGAATCTTATTAACGCTGAACTCTATGCTAAATACCGCAAGCAGATGCGTAAAGATGAGCAAGAACTACGCAATCTTCGTTACAAAATCGAAGATGAAATCCTAGCAGAGTCTAACGATACAGGGGTAAGCAATGAACAATAAACCAGATGGGATTTTTGGGCTCTTTGATGTTGTCAGAGACTTCTACGCACACGGTATCGATGAGCATCCATGGGTACTTATTCTCGTGATAATTATTTTTTCAGACATAGCTGTGGGTGTATCTAGAGCTTGGGCTGCTCACGAACTCTCGAGCACAAAGTTCCGTAAAGGAGTAGTCAGCCACACAGCAATGACCGTGTTTGTGGCGATGTTCTACCCATTTGCAAATTTTATGAATCTGACGAGTATCGTTGATACATTCATCTTTGCTATGATTGCAGCTTACACCTCTAGCATTTTAGCTAGCTTGTCAGCTTTAGGGGTGGAAATCCCTTTTATTGATAAGTACGTCAAGATGAACATTGACAAGGATAAATTTAATTTGACGCCTTCAGAAAAGAAAGAGGACCGACGAGAGCGATGAATGATATCATGACGAGCATCAAGCAAGTTGACGGCGGGTGTGTCATTAAATCAGGAGACACTGCATCAGTATTTGAATTTGAGATTTTGGGCGATGACGGTTTGAAGAAAGACTTATCTGGCACAGGCAAACTAGCCATCTTCAACGCAAAAAGAGTAATTCTGTATGAAGATGTATCTGTAGAATCAGGTCGCTTCAACTTCAAATTCAAAGATACAGTAGATCCTGGTCGTTACAAGCTGGAATTAAAACTAGATGGGTTTATTTTCCCGACGGATGAATTTAAAATACGCGTTCGCCCGTCCTTTAATCCATCTGACAGCATTCCAAGCACCACCGAAGACCCAAAATAAAAGCGTTGGCTGAGGAAGTACGGAAGCACTTAGGCAACGATAATGTAAATGAGCTTCCAGATTTGGTAGCTATATATAATTTAGCTAAAATTTGAAAGGATAAAGCATGGCTAAAAATAAATTAGAAGCTGTAGTAGTTGCAATCGGCACAGACATCAAGAATTTGCAAAAAGCAATCAATGATAAAGAGGCAGGAAGCGGAATCACTGAACATCAACTAAACGAGGCAATCAAACAGTTGAAAACAGAGATTCTCGGCGAAGGAGTTCCAGAGAATCTTGACACTCTCAAAGAGATTGCAGATAAAATTGGCGCTCTCAATAGCGACACCAGTGAAGCAATCGTGGCTAAGTTGACAGAGCTTGGCAAAAAGATTGACGCTGTGACTGATGTAGATTACCTATCTGCATATACCCAAGCAAAAGAGGAACAGTGATGAATCTTGTAGAAACAATTAGAAGCATCGGTCGAGACATCAAAGAGCTATTCAAGCGGACTGATGCGATTGAAAAAAAGATTGAAGACTCAAACACGGCTCCAACTGGTAGCGTTGACCTAACCCAAATCAAGCAGGATATCAACGATTTGAAGTCTCTGAAATGGTTTGAAGATTCAAACTCGTGGTCTAACTATGGTTCAGAAGAACCGCACGTCTGGAAGGAATTAGAAGAAGCAACGGGCGATGTCGGGACTCCACACATGAACTTGCCATTCTATTTTTTCAAAGATAAAGAAAGTGGCAGTATTAATCTATACGGTTTAGACAATCCACCCTTTTATATTGACCCAGAAACAAAGGAAGCTACTTGGCGGGGTGATTATGAGTGGATTAATTCAATCAACGCTGAGAACTTGCTAGGGTTTGAATTAGCGCATGTCCCAGAAGATAGCTGGGACGCTTACGACAATGGCAAAAATAAAGGCGAAGGCAACGAACGCCGCTTATTTGCTCGTACGTTTGGTGACACCAAGCAACAAGGCTTGTGGTATGTAGATGACGATGGTCACTTCCAGCGTTTAGTCGACACCGTGATTGAACTTAAAAAAGAAATCGAAAAATTGAAAGGAAAATCAACTGATGAATAAAATTAACTGGTCTGTACGTTTTAACACAAAAAACAAAGCGTTTTTATATCGTGTGGCGCTTGCGATTGCACTACCCATCTTGACTTACTTTGGAATTAATTTCCAAGACTTGACAAGCTGGGATGCGGTGTTCAACTTGTTTGGCAAGTTTGTCTCAAACCCTTATTTGGTAGGTTTGACAATTGTAAACATCTTAAATATCATTCCAGACCCAACCACTAAGGGTCTTGGAGACAGTGAGCAAGCATTGGGCTACCACGAACCACGAAATGATAAGGAGGGCTACTAATATGGCAACAGATAATGACATCATCCAATTTGCGGAAAACCTAGCCGACGCTGGAGTCGGTACCGATGCAGACGGAGCTTATGGGACACAATGCGTTGACCTGCCTAACTCTATCTCAATTAACTTCTTTGGCCGCGCTCTTTGGGGCAATGCCATTGACTTGCTCAACTCAGCGGCAGAAGCAGGCTATGAAGTCGAGTATAACCAAGCGGGCAACCTTGACAGTCGTCCACGTCGTGGGGCTGTATTTGTCATGGATACTACTTACATCGCAGGGCACCCATACGGGCACACTGGTCTGGTTATCGAAGATTCAGACGGCTATACCATGCGAACGATTGAGCAGAATATTGACGGCAACGCTGATAGCTTATATGTTGGTGGTCCTGCTCGTTACAATACACGCAATTTTGACGGTATTGTAGGCTGGTTCTACTTCCCAACAGATAATCAAACACAATCCCCTGCACCAACTCCGACCCCGTTTGATGGTATAATTACTATTAACGAGGAAACCGGGACATTCACGGTTGAAGTCTCAGCTCTTAATGTTCGAGCTGGTGCTGGTCTAGGTGCTGAAATTGTGGCAGTCTATGGAGCCGGTGAAACTATCAACTATGATGGTTGGTGTGACGTTGACGGCTATATCTGGATTAGCTACATTAGCTGGTCTGGTAATCGTCGCTATGTTGCAGTCGGTCAATCAGAGAATGGCCGTCGTGTAACGTCATTCGGTTCATTCGCTTAATTTGTAAATAACAGACCACGAAAATTAAAAAATAACGAAAAGGAGTATATCACCTCCCCTCAGGCTGCAGTAGGGATACCATGGCAGTAGTGGTCGAGCCTCAGCATTTGCTGGGGCTTTTTTTATTTGCTATAATATACATGAAACGACAATCCCCCTGCATCCGCTATGGACAGATACGTTCTGACGCAGGGCTTTTTTTGTGGTATAATGTTATTGGTTTTGATGAATAAGTACCGCTTTCGAGCGGTTTTTTATTTGTTATAAATTTCGATTGTGTTATAATTAAAGTCCATCATAGGCAAAGAGCTACGAGGTTATCTCATAGCTCTTTTGTTTGCTTTTAATTCTGATAAGTGCTACTATAGTCATCGGAATATTTGACGTCTTTCGACGAAAATTCTTGAACTGTCCCGGCTTTATGCCGGGCTTTTTTATTTTGCAAAAAAATCTAAATTTCTTTATCAAAAGTGTTGACAAACTATAGTATATGTACTATAATATAAATGAAGATAAGGAAAGGGAGAACAAAAGAAGTTCTCAAGGTGAAATAAAATGGCACTAACACAAACACAAATCAACGAACTTGTTGCTGAGTATAGAAAATACTACGACGGAGAAGAAGAAGTTACTGAGGAAAAAGTCTTCAACGACCTACAAGAGTACATGAAAGACTTCACAGATTACGAAAGCATCGATGATGTTCCTTTTGAAGAATTAATCAACTTCATTGGATAACTCAAAGGAGTATATCACATGGACGCACAAACAAAAGCAACTAAAAAATGGAACGAGCAAAATAGAGAACATCGAAATTACTTATCAAAACGCTCGTCCGCTCGTAGCTTCATCAGAAATCATGCTACGGGTTCGGACTTGAACGAGCTAGAGGAACTGATCGCAGAAAGAAGGGACGCACTCATGACTGATACAGAAAGAGAAATCAAACAATTAATCGAGGATGTATATGCCGATGAATTGAAAGAACAATCTTGGGAAGAAGTTGCTGACATGCTAGATTTCTGGAGAGACAAAGACGGCTATCTACTCATGGAAGGCCGCGGCATGAAACCCATTGACGGCGTGAACTACGTGGGGTACGCTGACAACGGCGTTATCTGGGAGCGATAAAAAAGACTAGGGTTATCCTAGCCTTTTTGTGCCTTCTTAATATAACATTAGACATTTAATCTAAATAGAGGTACACTATAGATGGACTTTAACGTTCAATGTTTTTGTTTTTTTCATGCCGCTTGGTAGCCTATGCTACCAAGTCTTTTTTATGCTCAAATCAAGAATTTTAGTAACCTTGATTGAAATGCTGGTCGTGCTTCTCATTATCAGTATTCTCCTTTTGCTCTTTGT